GCTCTTTATCTCTATGCGATAGTTACACCCCAGGGGGTCTCCAATGAAATGCTTGAATTGTTCAACACCTTTTTCCCCACATCGTTTTGGCAGACCCAAGAAATACTGTTCAAAAAAATGTGCCGATTCTTGGAATCATGAAGTTCGCAAATCTAGAAAACCAATTGAAAAGGTCAAAATTTGCAAAGGTTGCAATTTGACCTTCATTGTTCCTCAAAGCAGTCATTTGGAATACTGTTCAAAAGATTGCCACCCAGCTCAGATTAGGCAGCCAAAAGATTGCAATCACTGTGGTGCAGAAAATGCAGTTTATCAAGGAAGATTATTTTGCAATTCCTGCATTGTTACTCGTAGATATGCAAGAAGAATTCATAGCGCAGAGAATGCTGAGAGCCATCGAAAAGGTATTCGATTGGCTCGCGAACGCATAGCGCCTGGACTTGGCTCTCATCAGAGAATGATGCTTTTGAAGTCTTGGAAAGCCTCTCGCCAGCCTTGCTCATATTGCTTGAATCTTGCAGACACGATTGATCACATCATCCCTCTTTCTAGGGGTGGAACAAATTATGAAAACAATTTGATTCCAGCTTGTCGGTCTTGCAATAGTTCAAAAGCGAATAAATTGATTTCAGAATGGAAGGTGTTGAATGTCGGGTCCAGCACCTAAGCCAAATGAGTTGAAGCGCAAACTTGGCAATCCTGGCAAGCAGAAACTTCCAGCCCTGGCATCGGTCACGCTATTGCCACAAGTCAATGACATGGCTCCAGCCCACCTCTCGCTAGAGGCACAGAAGTTGTGGTCTGAGATTCGCGAACTGGCAACTTGGATTGGAAACACTGATCGTTCAATCCTCACCTTGCTTTGCGAGAAGCTAGACCGCCGCTCTGAATACATCGCCAAATTGCAATCGATGGACTTGGTTCTTTACACAGACAAGGGCTACGCTTATGCGAACCCAGTTGTCGGAATGATTTCGACAATTGAAAATGAAATTTCAAAAATCTTTTCCTCACTTGGATTGACTCCAGCAGATCGAAGCAAACTGGGAGTCGCAGAAGTTCAAGCGATGAGCGCAATCGACAAGTTGATTGAGAAGAGGTCAAAGCGCAAATAAGCCAGGGGGCGAAATGGCAAGCAAGAAAAGTATTCAAGGTTTTCCTCCTAAGTGGCTGACCAAAGTTCCAGATGTAGATCTCAAGCGTTCTCGCGGAGATGACATCGCAGACTTTGCAGAAGCTCTTTGCAAGATAACAAAAGACTCCATCGCTGGTCATGCTGGCGAGGATTTGGTCTTCCGACCTTGGCAACGCGAACTCACAAAACAGCTTTTCGCAGTCAAGGCCGATGGCACTCTTCGTCACAAGGTTGCACTCATTGGGCTTCCAAGAAAGAATGGAAAGTCTGCGTGGTTGTCAGCAGTGGCACTTGAGTCGCTAGTTCTCGGAGCGCAAGGTGGGGAAATCTATTCTTGTGCAGCTGAAAAGGAACAAGCAAAGATTGTTTTCAATACAGCCAAGGAAATGGTTCGCCTTCATCCTGAACTTTCCGAACTGCTGACAGTCTATAAAGACACGATTCACAATCCGAAGACTGGCTCTGTCTATCGCGCACTCTCTTCCGATGCCTTCTCCAAAGAAGGTCTGAACCCAACGCTTGTCTGCTTCGATGAGTTACACGCGCAACCAAATCGCGAACTCTTTGATGTTATGTCACTAGCGATGGGCGCTCGCATCGAACCAATGTTGGTTGCAATCACAACTGCTGGAGTCAAGTCTGACAACAGCGGAAAAGATTCAATCTGTTTCAGTCTCTATGAGTACGGCAAAAGAGTTTCACTTGGCGAAGTTGATGATCCAACATTCTTCTTCGCTTGGTGGGAAGCAAACAACGAAGACTATCGATCACCTGATACTTGGCGTGAAGCCAATCCTGGCTTTGATGACATCGTTGCAGCAGATGACTTTGCCTCAGCAATCCTTCGAACTCCAGAAGCGGAGTTCAAGACAAAGCGTTTGAATATCTGGACATCAACATCTGACACTTGGCTTCCTCATGGAAGTTGGGATGCCCTCAGTGATCCTCGCGAGATTCCTGATGGCACAGATGTTGTCCTCGGCTTTGACGGCTCATTCAATGGTGACTGCACAGCGATTGTCGCAGTCTCAGTTGGCGAAGTTCCTCACATCATGCCAGTGGCAGCGTGGGAGAAGCCAGATGAGGCGGATGCGAGCTGGCAAATCCCAGTGCTTGAAGTTGAGGATGCCATTCGCGCTGCCGCTACTCGTTGGCAAGTTCTTGAAATCGCTTGCGACCCTTACAGATGGGCGCGAACATTTCAGGTCTTAGATGACGAAGGCTTGCCAGTTGTTACCTTCCCACAGACAGCCAGCCGCATGACACCAGCAACAACACGATTCTTTGAAGCAGTAATCAACAAGACACTGACTCACGATGGCGATGCTCGCCTTGCAAGACATATCGGCAATGCACAACTTCGCACTGACAATCGCGGATCGAGATTAGCCAAGGAAGCAAAAGGCTCAAAGCGCCGAATTGACTTGGCAGTTTCAGCAGTGATGGCACTTGAAAGAGCAAGTTGGTGGCAATCTCAGGGTGGCGCATTGCCACAAATTTTCGACCCGTTCTCAATGGAGGTTCCAGATGCGTGATTACATCACGACAATCACAGAAGCGATTGGCGCAACGATGATCTCGGTTGGGCTTGGTGTCATCTTCGGTCTCGGTGCAGCTCTTATCTCTGGCGGCATCTTGATTGTTGTTGGTTCTATCTTGGCAGACTTTGGAGGCAATAAGTGAGCATCTTCAGTCGCGGGATTCAATCTTTCACAGTAGGTCGCTACCCACAATTCAACAACTATGTTTCACCATTGAGCCAGCTCTATGGTCAGACATCAATGACTTCTGCTGCTGGCGAGCGCATCGATGAATGGACTGCTCTTGGAGTCTCATCAGTTCTTGGCGCTGTCTCACTTTTAGCAGACTCGGTTGCTTCAATGCCGATGCGTTGCTTTGAAATTGTAAAAGATGGCAAGCGAGTCATGCGACCATTGCCAGATGTTCTTGCTGACCCAGATCCTGAATCAAACACATATGAATTGATTCATCAGATTGTTGCTTCAATGGCTTTGCATGGAAATGCTTATGTCAAGATTGACAGAGATCGCTCTGGAAACATGATTGGTCTTGTGCCTTTGCACCCTTATCAGATGCAGGTACTTCCAACAGGAGACATGACAGGTCGCAGATACTTGCACCTCGGCAATGAAATGAATCGTGAAGATATGCTTCACCTTCGTTGGTTTACTCCACCTCAATCGTTAGTCGGTATCAGCCCGCTCAATCAGGCTCGCAACTTGATTGGTCTTTCCATCGCTATGGATCGCCATCTTGCGCAGTTCTATGGTGAGGGCGGAACACCTTCAGGCATTCTCGAAACAGATCAGAAGTTGAACTTGGAGCAGGCTCGCGTTATTCAGGCAACATGGGAAGCAACTCATCGCCGCCATCGCAAGCCAGCAGTTCTTTCAGATGGTCTCAAGTTCCGACCAATTACAACATCAGCAGCAGATTCACAAATGATTGAATCTCGCGAGCAATTGATTCGCGATGTTGCTCGTATCTTTAGAATTCCAGACCACCTCATCGGCGCAAAGGGTGATAATCAGACTTATCAGAATGTCGAGCAGGCATCACTGAACTTCTTGACTCACACAATCGCACCTTGGATTCGTCGAATCGAAATTGCAATCTCTAACATTCTCGATCCAGCAGTTGATGTTGCATTCGATACTTCAACACTTCTTCGCACAGATGCAATCACTCGCGCAAAGGTCAACATGATCAATGTGTCAATGGGCGCTCGCACTCCAAATGAAGTTCGTCAAATTGAAGGCATGGAACCTTATGTGGGTGGAGATACTTTCCATCAAGCACTTGCTGGAAATGTCACAGCAGGCGGAGACACACCAGCGCTCGGACAAGATGCTGATCCATCAGCACCAGTGATGGGAGTCCTTGAGTAATGGCTGAAACTTTTCGAGTACCAAAGGGAGTTCAAGATGAAGCGAAGATGGCTTTGGCTTGGATTGCTGATGGTCATGCTGGAAGCGGCTTTACTGCTGTGGGCAAAAAGAGAGCGAGCGACTTGGCTGCGGGACACGCAGTAAGCGCTGAAACAATCTTGAGAATGTATTCATTCTTCAAGCGACATGAGACAGATAAGCAAGCAGAAGGATTCAACTCTGGCGAAGATGGTTTCCCATCCGCAGGAAGAGTTGCATGGTCTGCCTGGGGTGGCGATGCTGGCTTCACTTGGTCAACAAGAATCAGAAATCAAATCTCGAAGAGCGCAAGAGCGCTTTCCCTGATGGCATCCGAGGAGGGTGACATGGCTGACATGAATCAAGTTCCTGATCTGAATGAGGAACTGACTGAACTTCTCGCAGATGTTGTGAGCTTCTACTTCCGCGCACATGGCGCTCACTGGAATGTGAAGGGCGCTGACTTCAGCGAATATCACAAGTTATTCCAAAAGATTTACGAAGATGTCTATGAGTCAATCGACCCAATCGCCGAGAACCTTCGCAAACTTGGTTCAGTTGCTCCATTCACACTTGGCTCATTCATGGCACTTCGTTGCCTTGAAGATGCTCCAACAATCTTGCAGGATCCAATCGCTCTTGCAAATGATTTGCTCGTAGCAAATGACATCATCATCGATGAACTCTCAGATGCTTTCGATTGCGCCTCAATGTATAACCAGCAAGGCGTTGCAAACTTCCTAGCAGGTCGCATTGACTCTCATCAATACTGGAAGTGGCAATTGACTGTTTCACTCGGTCAGGAAGTCACACAGCCTTCAACAGATCCACTCAATGATCAGGGTATTGATGAAGATGATGTCGAGGAAGATACAGAAGGCGCAACAATGCCAATGATGATCATGCCTCGCAACGCTTCTGGAGCCTCAGACCTTCCAATCGCTCCACGCGATACCGCTTGGGATGCAGCAGCAGCCGACAAGCGCGTTCAGGATTATGCTGGCGGCAAAGACAATATGGATTGGGCTAAGTATGCAAAAGCCTTCTTCTATGTTGACGAAACCGACAAGGAACTTCTTGGCTCTTACAAACTCGGATTTGCCGATGTCATCGATGGCTCACTCGTTGCAGTTCCAAAGGGAATCTTCGCTGT